AGTGACTCGTTTACAATCTTCAAATATTTTAATAGTCCACCAGCATGTCCACCTGAAGATGAAATACGACTCTCCTTACTACGAATGTTAGACATTGATAGTCCGATACCCGCAGCATCAGATGAGTAGGTTGAGATATCTCTCATGGTGTTTAACAAACCTTCACGAGAATCCGAATCATTGTAATGAAGAACACAAGAAGCAAGTTGCGGAACTTTAGTTCCGGCATTTATCATAATTGGTGTTGCCGGTGATATTCTTTGTGTTGATAACGCTTGGTAATATTCAACCGCCTCCTCAAATGTATTTGTTACCCAAAGAGCCACTCTCATATACATGTGTTGTGGACGTTCAACTACTTTACCTTCTGATAACTTCAAAAGATACATTTCAGCAAGTGACCTCCAAGCAAAGTAATCAAAGTTATAATCGTTATCGTGATTAATAACCTCATCAATTTTAGAAGAACCGTATTTTTCAATAGTCTCCATTAATTTTTCATTGATAATCCCTTCACCATGTAACAAATGCATTGTGTTTGAAAAACTTGGGTCAGTTTCCTTATGGTAAGATGAAATAGCAACTGAAGAAGCTAATCTTGAGTAATCGTGATGACTACCTGTAAATGCCGCAGCAATTTCATAAATTAACTTATCTAATTCTTTTGTTGTAATAATACCTTCAGTTGGTACTGAAGTGATAACCTTAATAAAGATTTCATCGGAGTTGACACTCAACCCCTTTGAAGCTCTTTTAATACGGTTATAAATTTTCTGTGGATTAAATGACGAATCATCTCCACTTCTTTTTTTAATTTTAAGTGACATCATAGTTCTATATAAGTAATAAATTAGAAATCGTCTGTAAAGGACAAAGTTTCATTTAATTTAGCCTTTTGGTATTCAACAGTTCTTGACTCAAAGAAGTTACCTTTTGTTTCAACTGCGATTTGTTCCATGAATTTGAACGGTTGCTCAACATTAAATTGTTTTTTACATCCAAACTTTAACAATAATCCATCAACAACAAACTCAAGATATTGTTTCATTAAATTTGAATTCATACCAATAAGTGAAACTGGTAGTGATTCAGTGATAAATTCTTTTTCAATTTCAAGAGCTGAAAGTAGAATTTCTTTAATTCTTTTTTCACTTGGTTTGTTTTCAACGTGATTGTTTAATAAATGAATTGCGAAGTCACAATGTAAGTTTTCATCCTTGAAAATCAATGCGTTAGCATTACACAATCCTTGCATAATACCTCTTGATTTCAACCAAAAAATAGAACAGAATGAACCTGAAAAGAAGATACCCTCAACTGCAGCAAACGCTACCAATCTTTCTTGGAACGATGCGTTTTCAATCCAATCCAAAGCCCATTTAGCTTTCTTTTGAACTGCTGGTAGGTTATCTAAAGCGGTAAAACACTTGTTTTTCTCATCTTCATTTGACACGTAAGTATCAATAAGAAGTGAGTACATTAGACTATGAATGTTTTCCATAGCCAACTGAATTCCATAAAAGAATTTTGCCTCAGGGTATTGTACTTCTCTGTAGAAATTCTCAGCTAAGTTTTCATTTACGATACCATCCGACGCAGCAAAAAACGATAAAATATTTTTTACAAAATACTGTTCATTCTCTGATAAGTTTTCCCAATCACGTAAATCACCGCTTAAATCTATTTCTTCTGCGGTCCAAAACGCAGCTTGATGCATCTTATAATATTCCCAAATATCGTTGTACTTGATTGGGAATATCACAAAACGATTTGGATTTTCCGTTAAAATTTTTTCTATTTTTTGTTCCATATTGTTTTAATAATTATACTGTTGTTTGTTTTCTTTTCTCCATAATTTCTTTAATTCTACTTCTATTTCTTTCTTCCTTCTGTTCCTCAAGTCCTAAGAATGTTGTAGTACTTTCTGTATCAATTTCTAACATTTCGTTATTAAATTTACAGTTTTCAAATACTACCCCGTCTTTACCAATTCTTGACTTTGTGATAGCAATAGTTGCAAGATTTAATTCTTTTTGTTGTAATGATTTTGCCACCGTAATGATAACGTGTCCTACCTGAGCTTTCTTAATAGAACCACCCATTTGGTCAGTTGTTACTACGTCAGATGAAATAGAACTTCTATTACCCTGTGTTGCCGTCCAACCTGCAATATCCAATTCATGACACATTGATTCAAATGCTCTCATAACTGAACCCTCAGATTTCCATTCATCGTCCATCATCTTTTCAGGTGTTACACAATCAATATAATCTAAAATAACCACATCAATCCTTGTCCCATCAGCAATCAACTTTCTAATCTGATTCTTAATCTGATTCATCGTTAATGTATCCGAAGGTAACTTTTTCATAATTAACTTGTTTGGCATCGTTTCCTTAATCTCAGCGATTTTTGCCATAACCTGTTCTTTATTATTACCAAGTTCATCAGGAGCAATACCAGTCCAACACGTAAAATGTTTTCTCTGAATAATTTTATAGTTATCCTCAAAGAAAATCTGTAAAACATTAAATCCTAAATTAAAAGCGTGATTAGCAATCTTTGTGGTTAATGTTGATTTACCAACACCAGTGGGTGCTAATATAACACCAATTTCTCCTTTTGCCAAACCACCTTTCAACAGATTGTCAATACCCGGTATTCCCATAGGTATTGGATGTCTATAATCATCCGCTAATACCTCATCTAAGTCTTGAAACACATCTCCCGTTCCTCTATCCACGTTTCCAACCTGTAAAGCTCCTCTAACCATTTCTTCCAAGGTGTCGTAGTTTTCAAACTCACCGTGGTCAATGATTTTCTTAGCTTTATCCATAACTTTTTAAGTTCTTGTTGTTTACAAAACTTCAATGCCTTTTCCTGAACAAACTGAGTACCCTCTTCGGTAACATTCTGTATATCAGAAATAGTGTCAAGAGTTATTTTTAATAATAACTCCTGACTAATTTCACTCTTAGCTTTTTGTTGAATTGTCTCAAAACTAGGACTGTGTTCAAACTTTGAATAGTATTCTTTAACCATCTGAACAAATAATCTAAAGTATTTGTTTTCAAAATAAGTAGATTCAATCACCTCAATTATTGAATGTGAAAAATCTTTATCAAGTATTATTTGGTTAAGAAGTTGTAATTGGAAGGTCTCTCCCAAATAGTCAAAATTTTTGTCAGCCATATTATGTTTGTTATTTGAATAAATATCAACGAGCTAGCTGATAACCCATGTATTCGTGTGTTAAATTTCTTGCTGACAACACGTCAGTAAGACCAAAAAGGATACCTTTTAGGAACGGGCGTATGTCTACGGTGTATCTTATCTTTGGTGGATAAAGTTTTGCGTCAAACGTATAATGACACATTGTCGTATCTCCATTTTTGATGTAGATGTTAAACGACTCAGGTCCATCAGTGAATGATGTGTTTAAAACCTCAGGGTCTTCACTAATCTGATATTGATTATCCAACATGTAGTTTACAGTTTTCATTTTGAAATTTTCTTTCAACTCTGAAATAAAACCATCCATAATGTCAATCAACTCAGCGGAGTTGTGAGCCTTTGGGTTATACCCTTTAACGTTAAAAAAACGTTGTACGATAAAATTGTTGTTTACCGTCATCAAGAATTCCAGTTTGGTAATGTCTTGTTCTTTCATAATTTATTTTTTGTTTGTTTTTGTTTTTTCTTTTCTTGTTAATTTCATAAATGGTTGGATGAAGTATGTCCAAGCATCGTCCCCTTTTGGTAGGTATTTAAACAACCCGTCCTCAACCATATACTTAATTAAGTTCTTGTAACTCCTACCTTCAATATCTAATTTTTCTGTAACAATTGATAGTATCTCTTCTTTATCTTCATCTGTCAATAAAGGATTATCTAAATCAACAATTTGTTCGTTTACTTGGAAAAATTCTTTTTCAAAGATACCTGATTTGGTTTTACCCGTTAAAAGATTTTTTAGAGTTTGGTTGTCTTTTTGTTCTTTAAACAAATCTTCAGCTCTTGTTAAAATATCGTTATAAGAAACTTCTTTTTCAAGTATCTCAGGAAAAAATTTAACTAAAGTTTTTTCACCCAAAAGATAGATACCTTCAATATTATCTGATTTATCACCAGTCAATATCTTTAATGTTTTTACGTTATAGTGTGGGAACTCAAAATCATCAAATTTAATCTTATCCCCGTGTTTAAACGTAGCTTTAACTGATGGTGAGTATATGGATACATTTTCGGAAATAAGTTGTGTTAAGTCTCTGTCTGATGAAAAAATTAATTTATCTTCATTTTCAGATACTTGACAATAATAAGCAATTAAATCATCGGCCTCTCTTCCACTAATCTCTAATTGTCTTATATAGACTTCTTCCAAATATTGTTTGATACGATTTTTTTGTTTTAGGTAGGACATAAAGATAGCGTCCTCCATAACCAATCGTCGGTTTTGTTTGTATTTGGGGTAAAGAATTCCACGTAAACTCGTGGAATCTTCACCATCCCAAAATACTACTACCTTGTCAAAGTTTTGTTCGTTAATAAATTTACGAAGTGTATTCATAAAATGATACAA